GTAGTATCTTGGTTAAGTGTACCTATTACAAAGTCTAATGTATTATCTCCATCTTCGTAAGTTACAGTAATACCTGTCTCAGTATTAGAGCCAACCATAGCACCGATTGTATCGGCTATGTATTCGTTTAGAGCTGTGCCATCCACTGTAATTGCATCGGCTTCTAGCGTTCCATGTATAAAGGCATCTTTGAATTGTTTGCTAGAGCTGCCTAAATCTATGTCATCTGAGGTAACTGGCGTTATTGAGCCATCTTGTATTCGTATTTGATCGGTTCCTGCTACCTTGATGTCTATTCTGTCGTCTGTGTCTGCTGTGATTGAGGTATCGGCATCAGCATCTAGGATTAACTCATTACCATTAATATCTAGGCTTGAAGGTGTAACCAATGCCCCACTTAACTTAGCACTGGTAACAGAACTATCTGCAGGTGCGTTTAATGTGTTTTGAGTAAAGGTCGCAACTTCAATGGCTGCAGTATTAGCAGGAGCTGCACTAAATGTCAGTGTGGTTCCGCTTACAGAATAGCCTGATTTGTTTTGATAAACGCCATCTATATAGACTTGAGTGTTGTTCTCAGTCACTGGGTCTAGGTTTAGTGTGAAGGCGGTTGTTGAGCCATCTCCTGTAAAGGTGTCTAAATTAGCGTTTGCCCCTGATACTGTGCTGCCGACCACATGGACTATTAAGGTTTTGCCATTTTCTGGTGCAGTATCAAAGGTGATTGTTTCTTGAGAAAGCGTGTAAGAATCTTTGTTTTGATAGACACCATCAATAAATGCCATGACTCTATCTTCATCAGCAGGTGCTGTGGATAGGGTAAATGCTGTGGTTGAACCATTAGGGCTAAACTTATTGGTGCTGAATAATCCGCTTCCACCACCGCCTATTTCACCCCAACCAGTTGTATAACCCTCAAACTTGCCATCTGTGGAGTTGTACCTAAACATTCCTGCTGTACCAGTTGGTCTTTGTCCTGTAGTTCCCAAAGGCACAATAAAGGCATCTGTCGTATTGAATTGAGTAATGTTATTGGTGGCTTTTGAAATCTTACCGAATTGTGTGCCACCATCTTGAAGGACAATATCGCCCCCATCGGCATCAAAGGTTATATCCCCTGCGACATCAAGTAAGAAATCGCCACTAGAGAGGTCTAATTCAGTGCCATTAAGCGTAAAGTTATCTACAGCTAATGAACCAAAGGTAACGGAATCACTTGTTCCTACAGCTTGTCCTATAGATATTGCAGGCTCCCAGCCTTCCCCAGCACTACCTGATACTGAAACCCCTGTACCCCCAGTAACATTATCAACATAGTTTCCTGTTGTATCTGTGCCTAGAGCTACCGAATTAGCCTGTATTGTTGCTGAACCTGTAACATTTCCTGATCCGTCAAAAGAGGCTGATGTCCAAACAACATCACCTGTCATGCCAATAGTTCTTCCTGTTTCAAGAGCTGTGGCAGTGGCAGCGTTTCCAGTTGTGTCTTGGTTTAAAGTGGCAACCACCAGATCAATCGTTCCGTCACCATCTTCATAAGTTACAGCGATACCTGTTTCCGTATTGCTGCTAAACATAGCCCCCACAATGTCTTGGACTTCCTCAGTTGATAATCCTGAATCTGATCCCCAAGCTATGTCCGTTCCGTCTGACTTTAAGACCTGACCATTAGAACCCACTGCAAGAGCTGCAGGATTGCCTGAAGAATCACCATATATAATCTTACCTCTAGCCAGACCTGCCATTTGAGCAAGACCGACTGCGTTATCTGTAATATTAAGTGTAACTGCTGCACTTTCCGCACCAGAGTTGGCTACTGTGATATGAGAGTTCCCAGCATCCGCAACTGTGGCTACATAGTTACCAGTAGTGTCAGTCCCTAAAGCCACGCTGTTGGCTTGAATGGTCGTACTAAGGGTAATGTTCCCTGTGCCATCAAAACTCACGCCAGAGGCTGCTACATCGCCTGAGAGGGCTATTGTGCGACCTGTTGCTAGTGCAGTTGCTGTTGCTGCATTACCTGTGGTGTCTTGGTTGAGAGTACCCACCACCAAATCAATAGTGCCATCTCCATCCTCATAGGTGACTGTAATTCCTGTCTCTGTATTACTAGAGAACATTGCACCGACTGTATCTTGTACTACTTCGGTGAGGTCTATATTCGCTGTTCCGTCAAAACTGACACCATGAATAGTACGAGCAGTGGCTAGTGCTGTTGCAGTTGCCGATAAAGCTACTGCTATATTTGCAGTACCATCAAATGAAGTTCCGCCTATTGTCCTTGCTGTTGCTAATGCGGTTGCAGTGCTGGCATTTCCAGTTAAAGCACCTGTAACATCCCCTGTAACATCGCCTTCTAAATTAGCAACTAGAGTATCTACTGCATAGCCAGTTCCGCTTGTGTTTACTGTGGTTGTGGGTTCTGGCTGTAGGCTTTTAAAGAGTTTCCATTTTCCACTATCGCTGGCATCTCTAAACAGCCCTGCGTATAAATCTTGTGAACCTGAAGTGTCGTATAGACCATATATCCCTATATCCACTGAGTCGGAAGAATTGTTAGCCTTTGCCAGTTTAATTAAAGGGTCTTCAACATCTAAAGTTGCGGTATTGACTGTTGTGGTTGTTCCATTGACTGTGTAGTTGCCTGTAACAGTTAGATTTCCCCCAATCGTTACATTGTCTGGTAGCCCTATGGTTATGGCGTTGTTTGATACTGCGGTTTCTATTTCGTTGGTCGTTCCGCTAAAGGTCAGCGTTTCCCCTGTGTTAAAGGTGTCATTAGAACCACTATCGGCTGATAATGTGAAACTGGTTGCTATGGAATTAGTGCTAACTGCTGTGACTAATCCTTTTGCATTAACTGTTAGAGCTGGTATTGCGGTTGCTGAACCAAAAGAGCCTACATTGGAATTGACTGTATCTAGGGTTGAAGTGATTGTGGTATTTCCAAGATTGGTCATCGTAGCTGACCCACTCATATCTCCATCTATGGTTATGGTTGGATCATTCACATTGAAGTCCAGCGTTCCATCGCCATCTTCATAGGTTACTGCTATACCTGATTCGGTGTTTGACCCAACCATTGCTCCAACGATGTCTTGGACTCTTTCTGCGTTTAAGGTGACATCGCCTGAAGAAACTGTGAAATCTGTACCATCAAAGGTGGCTACCCCTGCGTTTGTTTCTGTTGCTAATTCTGCTGAGAGCGTAGCTGTAGAGCCTTCACTTTGAGTATGAGAAACATCTAATCCTTCACCCACTGCTATTTCAAGCAGATAGTTACCAGTTGTGTCTGTACCCAGAGCAACGCTGTTTGCTTGTATAGTAGCGGTTCCATCTTCTGCAATGGCGACATCTCCACTGACAGAGGAGAATATGGCATCTTCTAAATTCTCAAAAGTAATCTTTCCAGAGCCATCATCAGTGGCATCTACCATTGCTATAAAGTCGGCATCAGCAATCGTGGTTTCTGTGGCTAATTCATTTAGGTCTAGGCTTAATGTGTGCGTTGTTCCTTCGCCAGTTGTTGCTGCATCGGAGTCTATTCCTGTTCCGCCTGTTATGGTTGCGACATAATTGCCTGTCGTGTCTGTTCCTAGAGCTACACTGTTTGCAGCTACTGTTGTAGAAATGCTGACATTCCCTAAATTCGTGACTGTTCCGCTACCTGTAACATCACCAGTTAAAGCAATATCAAAATCGCCCACATCAAAATCTATCGTATTATCGCCATCTTGATAAGTTACTGCTATTCCGCTTTCTGTATTGGAAGTAACCATTGCTCCGACAATATCGGATATTCTTTCTGCATTGATCGTTACATCACCAGAACTAACAGAAAAGTCCGTTGCATCAAAGGTGGCGATACCTTTTACGCTATCAGAAGCATCAGCGATTGAAAAATCTAATGTTCCATCTCCGTCTTGATAAGCTACGGTGATACCTGTCTCGGTATTGGAAGAAACCATCGCCCCTACTAAATCTTGTATTCTCTCTGCTTGGAGTGTTACTGCTCCACTTGATACTGAGAAATCAGTAGCACTAAAGCTCGCAATACCTTTGTTTGAATCACTGGCATCTTCAGCGCTTATCGTAACTGTTGCTGTTTCGCTACCTGAACCGCTTACATCTATCCCTTCTCCTGCTGATATAGTTTCAACATAAGCTCCTGTGGTGTCTGTACCTAGAGCTGTCGCATCGGCAGTTATCGTTGCGGTTAAGGTGGCGTTGCCTAAATTAGTGAGAGTGGCAGTCCCAGACAAGTCTCCTGCTAGGGTGATTACAGGTGATTTATTGATGGTTGTGGCACTAGCAATATCCCCACCATTGATGTCAAAATTGCCACCCTCTATCTCGTTGTTATCTAAAGTAACTTTTCCTGCTGTGCTTAATGTCGTTACTGTTAATGCAGGTATATTGACTCCACCGCCATCACTAATTGAAAAGGCAGCATCGCCATCAGTATATTGAACAGTGGCAACTCTTAATGTTGGCGTAGAGGTAATTCCCCCACTGGCTACAGTGAGTCCGCCTACAGAGATGGTGCTTGAATATCGGTCTGTGGTTGTCCAGTTGGTATTACTGTGATCGTAAACTAATAGCGTTCCTGCATCACTAGAGCCTGCAGTGACATCGGCTGCACTTCTGCCCAATATCGTATTTGGTCCAGCTAACCCCTGTTCTCCTACTGTTACGACTTCTATATTGCTCGCATCAGTTACAGTGACTGTATTGACTGTATCGGTTGAGCTGACTGATATTGTGCTTATTGCCATTATTTACTTACCTGTGGTCTGACTTGAAAAGTCCCTTCTAAAATTCTGTATATATTGGAGCTGGCATCGGTTATTTCCAGATCATAAACTCCGTCTTGTATATCTAGTGCTGATGTGTCACTGGCTGATATAGTCAATGTGACTGTGCCTGCAGAACCGCCTAAAGCCATTCTGCTATTGCTTGTTGTTAGTGTGAGAAAGGTAGCACTGGCATCGTGGTTGGTTCTTAAATCCATCTCCCCTGCTGAATAACCAGTAAGGTTTATAACACTACCTGCTGAATCCTTGAGTGTTAAAGTTTTACTAAATGTTGCGCCTTGTTCAATGACGAAGTGATGATAACCTGCAGTCATTTAAAAATCTCCTATGTAAAACAATTTCCTTCATACCATCCTACTATGGCTTTCCTTACCCCTTTCGTCACTGGTGTTACCCTGTGATAAAAGAAAGAAGGAAACACTATTACTGTTCCACGACTGCGGATATTACTGGGCTGTGGTATGTCCTTATGGAACTCAAACTCACCGCCCTCGTAATCATCATCTGATAATTGGACTGTCACCGAAATCTTCCTTTGACTCTCAATATCCTTTAACCATTGGACATCTTGATGCCAGTCATAAAATCCTTTTTCGGATTCATTATACTCAGTATATTGAAATTCGCTAAAATTGTTTAGTCTAAATCCAAAATTCTCTCTATTTGCCATTATGACAAACGGAGATAACAGCTCATTCACCGCTTTGGCTTGATCTGAATTATGGGGAAAGACTGATATTTGTGATCTTCGGACTTCTTCCTCTAGTCCTGATTTTTCACTGTTGATACCCACTTGTCCATCAGACAGAGGGGTTTTAGGCAAAGATAATAGTTGTTCGCAGACCTCGCTACTCAGAGCAGACTGCCAAATGTGCCACATAGACCTCATGGCGCATTACTTAGCCTTTTTCTTAGCTGTCGCCTTTTTCTTTGCAGGTGCTTTCTTTTTAGACGCTTTCTTCTTTGGAGCCTCACCACCTTCCCATGCTTCGTTCACATCTGGGGTATCTGGGTCATCTCCTTTTAAAGTGCCGTCTTCATTTCTAGCTCTTTTAGGTTCTTCTGCAACCTCATCTGGTGCATCTACTTTTACTTCAGTAGCCCAACCATTTTCTACAAATGTTTGCATGACATCATCTTGCCATGTATCAACAGGCTCTACGATTTCATCTACTGGGTATAATTTTGAAGTTGCTCCAAACTCGTCTGCAGCTCCTGCTTTGGGAACTATGATTCTGTATTTTTTGCCTTTTGCCATTTATATTGTTTCCTTAATTAAAATGAGGGAGTGGGTGTCCTTATATGTAGCGGAAGAACTACCAGACTTCCCACCCCTTTAAACTCAAAACGAAGGTCGGATATATCATTTCACCTTCCTTCTAACCTTTTGGGTTAAGCGTTATGCGCAGTAAATGCGTTATCTACACTATTTCTAGCGTGTCCTCTAACGATCATAGCACCGATAGGTGTTCCGTTAGAGTGTGTGCCAGTTTTAGCGAGAACGACACGGACATACCTCTTACCACCGATATAGCCCACACGGAAAATTCCGCCTGCACTATCAGGGTTTCCGCCAGTTGTGCCATCAAGTTTCAAGAATATACCGCCTGCAGCGATAGTTCCATCTATGATGTCAGCTTGGGCGCAATCAGAATAAGTTGAATCATCATCAGAATGCTCCAATGAGATTTCAAAATAAACTGATCCAGAGAGAGTATCTCCTTCAGCACCTACATCAACCAAGACTGTTGCGCTTTCGTAACCTTGAAGGTCAACCCCAGTACCATTACCTGCTGCAGTTTTAACTGCATTGATAATAGAGACCGCAGGATTAATATTGTTAGATAAATCTTTCATATACTACCCCTTATGTTGAACACTTCAGCTTTCTAATAGCTTCAGCTTGAATGACTTGCCCACCAACTCTGCGTCTGGCTACATAGCGAACATTTCCAGAAGTAGCTTGTGTGAAAGGATCACGCAAGATAGCTGTCTGTACTCTGTCAACAATCATATAGCCCCTTGAGAAGTCACCGAAAAGCACAGGATAGGTATTACTACCTTCATCTGGCATATCGGTTGCTTCTATATAAGGATAGCCGAGTATGGTGCTAGGCGCACCACCGATTAAACTCATGCCAGCTTGGAACACATATTGTCCAGCAGTATCTTTAAGTTTTCTAATTGCTGCTAATGAAGTTCTGTTAAAAACAAAAGTTCCATTTCTAGCATAGTCACTTTTTACTGCGTGAACCAGTGAAATCAAGCCATCAGCAAGGATTGTGCTAGCGTGTCCGCTAACAGTTTCACCTACTGACCCGTTGGTCAAAAGACCTTCAGGGCGACCTACTGCATTACCACTAACGAAGGCAGTACCTTCTGCTTTAGCAAACTGCTCAGCAAACTCACTTGACATTTCAGCTTCAAGATCAAAGACAGTATCTTCTAAATCTTGTTCTGATATATCAACTAGGGCGTACATTTCGTGAGTTGGAATTTCTTCCATTCCCACAGCCCACCCTGTAGTTTCTGAACGAGTGCCACTTTCTGCAACCCATTGGGCTGAAAAACTAGCTGTTCGCTTAGGCATTTGGACTGATCTTTGACCTGTTTGCCTGACTCTGGCAACACTTCTAATAGGCGACATTTCTGTCACTGTTTTAAGAAGTTCTTGCACATATTCAGGTGGAGCCAAATATCCGCCAGTGGTATCGTTAGAGACAGTTAGAACTTTAAGTTCCATCTCATCTAACGACTCTTTACCCTTTCTCAAATACTTTTCAAAGACCTGAGCTTTCTCGTCTATAGACTGTGTTGATAATCCCAATTCAGGTCTTTTCAACATAGTTTCAATACGATCAACTTGCTCTTTTACTTCATCTTGAGCCTGAGCTTGCTTAGTCAACGATTGGTTGACATCTTCTAACTTGTCTAAATCTTCCTCTATCTTGGCTAATTTAGATTCAGTTAAAGGATCAGCAGAACCCTTTTCTTCAATTTCAGAAAGGCGTTGGTCGTTTGTTTTCTTAAATTCTTCAAACGCATTACCCATTTCTTCTATTGCTTCCTTAACGATATCTTCACTCATGGTTTTATCCTTTTGTTAAATTTGTTAAGAATGTTGTTGTTTGCCGTATGGCTTCTAAGAGTTCTATGTCATCTTTTTCTTCAGCATCTCGCTGATTAAAAGTGTCATGCACAGCTTTTGCTGCGACTTTAGCATCAGACCTAGAAAAGCTGAAAGCATCTCGCATTCCTTTTTCTAAATCCCTGATGTTCATTTCTTCGCCTTTCACTGCTTGAATCCTTGCTCTTGGATTCATGGGAAAGGTTACTAGGCTGATTTCCATAAGGTCTAATTCCTTTAGTAATCGCCTTTTGTTCTTTTCGTCATACTTCTGTTTAGCTGGGTCTGCTCGGTATCCTATGCTCATACCATCTAGTGCGCCCATTTTCATCAGTTCGTATGCTTCGCTACCCCCTTGAGTTCCCAAAGCTAGTTTTCCTTTAACCTTGAGTCCTTTCTTGTCTTCTCTAATTTCTTCAAATATGCCGATGGGCTGATCGGTCTTGTGTTGCCAAAGGAGCTTGACTCCTCTTGCGCCTGTATCGTTGAGGCTTTTTAAGAAGGCTCCCTTCTCTACGACATCATTGCCTAAGTCTTTATTCCCAAATATAGAACCATAACCAACAAAGACCCCTTCTTCTTCTCCTTCGGCTTTCAATTCTGAACCGATTTCAAAGTGTTCAGTCTTTATCTCTACATCTAATGATTCTTGTTCTTTAGGCTCTGCGTCATTCCCACTGGAATCTTCTAAGTCATAATCAACTTGGACAGCTAAAGCACCTTCAGTTTCAGATACTATTTCACTCATAAGTGGCTATCTCCAAAGTTTATTTAACAACTGTACTTAAAATCTTCAAAATTTACAACAAATCCTCTGGATTTTCTGCGTATGTAATTACGCACCTGCAGTTAATAATATGGTAAACACCGCCTGATGGATCGCCTACTCTGTCCATCTCTACCATTCCCTCTTTTGGGTGGGACAGTTTAAACTTTCCATCCATTGGTACTGTTTGTCCATTTGCCTCTCTGTGTTCTGGTCTGGTTCTACCATCAGAGACAGCAACCCAGCGTTTCCAAAAATCTATCCCTAACTCATCTCCTAAATCCACATGGTATTTGTGGTTTGCCCATGACGCTGCATTGCTCGTTTCGGTTCTAGCTATGGTTAAGGCTCTTGTTCTGCTCAATGTTGGTGCAACTTTTCTAAGGCTCCTTGCTATCTCTCTCGGTCCCTTGCCTTCCTCTGCCCCTTTCTCTATATAGTCTTTGATCTTGTTTGCCAGAGTCCTTGAAATCCCCTCTAAGCGCAATGTATTAGACGCTATGTATCCACCTACCAACCTCTCAAAGTTGACATTGCTAAAGTCAAAAGGGTCATCTTGTTTCTTCTCTAGGTTGCGATAGACCATGCTGTTCCTTTCATACATTGCCATAAACACTCTTTTATAGTGGCTTCCCATTAACAGCTTCAGGTCTTCCAAGAATTGTTTTTCGGCTCTGGTTAAAAACAACTGGTTATTAGAAAAGTCCTCAGCCTGTATCATCACAAACTTTCTAATAAGCGTTTGTAGTCTTGAGAATAAAATAAGCTCTAGGCTGTTTCTTAGCCTTAGCTGCGCCCTTACCTCATAGCCATAGTTGATTCTGCGCCTGAATAACCTGCTTGGGTTTCTAGGCTTCCGTACCGCTAGATTTCTTCTTCGTGCTACCATCTTTCAACAATGAGACTGCTCTTTCGTTTAGCTTTTCTTCATCACCATACACATCTTCAAACTGCACATCATCTTCTGCGGTTGCGGTTTTGTCTTCATCTGGGACATCCATGCCAAGTGGGAACAAGCTGGCATTTATATAAATGTCATCTCCGCCTTCAATCGGCTCCATGTCTAGTCGTTCTCTGGCTTCGTTTCTTGTCATAACACCTTCTCTGACCGCTTGGATTACATTGTCGTAAACCATTCGCCTTCTTTCTGTTAGGGCGTTTATAGAATCGTAGTCATAGACCAAAACAAGATCATCGCTGAATTGTGGCATCAACCATTCGTTTAGATCGGACTCCACCCTTCTCATTAATGGAATGATGGTTTCTTCCCATAAAGCCAGTCTTGCTTCTGCCATATTAGAATAGGTCTGTGCATCTGGAACCCCTATTAGTTGACTAGGTACTCCAAAACAAAGGGCAATATCCTTAGCGGATAAGTGTCTAAGGTTGAGAAAGTCCATGTCTTTAGGTGTCAGCCCCATCTCTTTCCAATCAAAGTCTCCCTCTAATAATAGAGGTCTGCCTGTGTTGTTGGTTCCGCTAAAGCGATTCTTGAGGTCGGTTAGTAGCTGTTGTCGCTGTGATTCACTGAGATAGGTCGGCATTCCTGATTCATCTTGGGGTTTGAATATTACCGCGCCCGATGGTCTTGCTCCATTAAACAAAAGGTTTACATTGTGCTTTCCAGCTAGATTGTACTGGTCTATGTCCACCGCAGCAGCAGCCATTGGAGATAGCCCATAATGGTCATCCAGTGGATGCCACATCTTCATGTGTTTGACTTCACCTGTTCCTGTGTCCTGATCTATTCCGTATTTCTCCACGACTCTACCATTGACCACATATTCATAGGCTTCTGGGATTGCTCTTATTCCGCCCTTGATTCTCATTCTATCGGGTCTGAGCAAATGCAGTTCTTGTGGCTCTCCAAACTCAGGACCGCTTCTTAATACATAAGAGTTTCCGCAGAGTAATAGGTAACTGTATAAAGCACTAAAATATTCAGAGCCAGACATTGTTGGGTTCGGTCTATTTAATAAACTCAAGATTGGGTGTTCTTCTATAACATCTTCACCACTCATTACTTTGAAGGGTACGGAACACGCACCTTGTGCGATCTCATTGACACAGCGATAAGCAATAGCATTTTTAATATAGCCGTCTTCGGCTAAATCTTCATACTTGTCTTTACTGGGTGCTGATGCTCCGACCCCATAATATTGAACCACTGGGGCTTGTTTGATTTCATCATTGCCTATGGCAAAGATGCCTTTGAATAATCTGTTGTACCACGCCATTATGTTATTCTCCATTGTGCCTGACCTGTTGAGCGAGACAGTTCTGTCATAGCCCAAACCATCGCATCAAGCCTATCTGGGCTGCTCTGCTTTCTGTCACCTGTGTACGAACACATCTGGTCCTCTAGCTCTGGAAAGCTACCTACAAATTTAAGAAGGTGTCTTTCTGAGAGAGCTGCAATCGGTTCTGCTCTTACCATTTTCCCTCTGGAAGCTCTTACCGCAGTATATGGAATGTTTGCATCTACTTGTCTAATGATCCGTTCCACTAAGTCTCCGCCATTATTTACTTCCGCTACTACTCTTGAGGCTTCCCAATTATAGTAACACTGCACTGCTTTCTTAGCCCATGCGTCAGGACTCATGTTACCACTAACATCGTCTAGTATATAATAATTATTCTGGTTATCTACCCCTGCAACAATTATTCCTGTCTCATCGCTGTTCTCATTTGAAGTCACCGCAGGATCAATCGCCACCACAATTCGTCTAAAGCTTTCTGGTTCTTCAGCAACCCTGTTCTCCTCAATAAGACGCATACTCCAAAGCGCACCCTCTACCTCATCAACGATCTCTGCATACAGTTCTTGCCTACCCAGAGTAGTGCCTTCATATCGCCTTTTAAGCATCTCTAGGGCTGTTTCTGCGAGGTTTTCTTCGTTCTCAAAGGTGTTACCCTTAGTGACCACTACATCATCTCTATCAACGAGTTCTTTAATGAGCTTGGTGGGTCTCGGTGTGGTGGTTATCACACACTGAGGACTGTCGCCTAACCTTAATCCAAACATCAGTTGGTCAAAGGCTTCAGGGTATCTCCAGCTTGCCAGCTCATCACACCATGCTCGGTGGAACTGCGGTCCTCTTAATCGTTCTGGTTGGATGGCAGCATAGCCAACAATCTTTGATCCGTTGAACAGTTTTATTTCTTCGCCCCTATATGATGAATAGCCTTTTGATTCTGTGGTCAAACATTCTTCTGGTATCACTGACATCAGACCTGAGTTTCCATCAAAGCAGACTCTCCTTAAATCTCCGTGTGTTGGTGCGACCACCGCACAGATAGTATTGGGGTTTCTCAAGGCATAAAGAGCTAGGTCTTGTGCGCCTGTTCTAGTCTTCCCCCAACCACGCCCTGCTAGGATCATCCAAATGTGGTGTTCTTCTTTGGGTGCTAGTTGTTTTGATCTTGCTGTTTGTAGCCAATCAGTGTATAGATTTACTGTCGCTCTCTCTGCGTTGCTCTGCAACTGTGTCCAGTAATTCCATAGCGTTTCTGAATGCTTCTGTTTCTTGTATGTTTGCATTTAAGTCTAGTTTCTCTGTGGCTTCGCCTAAAGCTAATTTTGCTAACCTCTGCGCTGTGACCGCAGTGTTGGCAAGACTGAGCAACTGGCTTGGGGGGTAACTTCTGTTGTTCTGTTCTATTGCTGTTTGGTTTTTCTTAACTATATGACCAACCTGATTGATGAGTTGGGTGGCAAGCAACAAACTCTTGTCATCAAACTTTTTTGATTCTGTGGACATACTCTGGATTCTCTGTTCTGCTCTCTCCTGATCCAGCTTCGTTTGGAACTGCTCTCTCAATACTTTCCAGTTTTCTTTTCTCGCCCTTCTATAGAGAGTGGTCTGTGCGACATTGTGTTTGGTAATTAATTGGTCAATGGTGTATCTGACGACTTCGCCTGTTTCCATCTCTACCCCTTGCACAAACTCGGTTCTAATACGAGAAGCGAGGTCTTCAGTGAGTTTGGCTTTTGTAGATTTTTTGGTCATTAATTTTCAAATATTCCCATCACTATATGGCATTTCGGAAAGCATTTCAAAATCTTTAAAAAAAAAATAAAAATAATTTTTGTCCCCCTGAAAGGCTTTACCTATAGACCCAATATCGCTGAAAAGCCCGCCCAGCAAGGTTTTCAGAGAATTTAGTTCTGAAATAATTATCCCATTATGGTATAATCACTATATGGCTTGAAAAATAATAACTTGAATAAGGAGAATAAAATGAAAGATTGGATTGAATTAAACCTAAAGGAAGTAAGACTAATTTACTTCTATAGTGGGTGGGACCATTGCCTCTATCAGATTGATTCGGAGCTGACCAAAAGGGAAAGGCAGCTAAGGTGGTCTGAGGGGAAAGACAAAGAAGGTCTAAGGGAGACAATCAAACTATTGAAATCACACAGGAAGATTATTGAGGGTGTGGTGAAAAGAGTCAACGAACTGACAAACATAGACTGAAGGAGAATAAAATGAAAACAAACATATCAATAGAACTCAATGATGAGCAAAGACTGAATCTTGGTCAGAAGTATCACAACACTAAAGCCAAGAAGATGATTACAAGGAAAGAACTGAATCACCTAGTCAGAAAGTTCATAGAGCAAGTGGAGGTGCAAAGCAATATTCCAGATGACATGGGAATTGAAGACTTCGCCAAAGCGATTGCGAAGATGACATGGGAGATAACCGATGAATAAAGAACCAGACATAATTATTAAGAACCCAGATGGCTCTGGTTATAACTGGAGCGCTTATGCTAGACGAGCAGGCATCTTAGATGAAAACAACAACTATACAAACGAAGAAAAAGGTGCTGTAAAAACAAAACAAGAAGAACTCATATTTAAAAGGGAGGTTTGAACCATGAACAAAGAACAGAAAGAAAAATTCCAGATGGCTATGAAGACGCACATGGATGAACAAATGCCAAAACTAAAAGACGATGAAAGAGTAAAAGTTAGGATCGTTTTAGAGAATGGTGATCTCAAGATTCATTCACGCATAGTAAAAAAGGATGATTAGAATGATTCTAAATACTTTCCCGAAAACAGAGGGGGCATGATTCCGTTATGTATTTGCTTTTTCTTTTTACTTCCATTATGATTTAGCGTCATGTCTATTTCTTGCCTCAACAAAGCCATCCAAGTCAAAGGACTTAAACCAACAGAGAAGCTCATATTAATTATCCTAGCAAACTATGCCGATGAGAAAGGTAGTTGCTACCCAAGCCACCAACACATTGCGGACATCGCAGGACTCAAAGACTTAAAACACATCCGTAGTATTATCGCCAAGTTTAAAAAGCTAGGTCATCTCAAGGTGGAGCATAGGTTTAGACCAGATGGCGGAAACATCAGCAACAGATACCACCTTAGCATTACCCTAGATGAGGCAGTAGAGCAATCCATAAGGGGGGAGGGTGTACAGACCCCCACAGGTACACAGCCCCCTACCCCCGATGTCTCCACCCCCCTAGAGGTAGAGGGCTACACCCCCACCAATACTAAAGAAAAGAAACAAAAGAAAGATACAGATAATGAGTTTGAGTCATTTTGGAAACTCTATCCAAGAAAGGTGGGCAAGCATCAAGCTAGGGTGAGGTACGAGAAAGAGATTAAAAGTTGCAGTCCTTCAGCGATGAAGATGTGGCTAAAAAGATTTGTAGAGGAGACCGAGTTTAACAAAACGGAAGAACAATTCATTCCGCACTGTGCAACATGGTTGAATCAACGAAGGTATTTGGACTACAGTTCAAATGATTATAAGAAAAAAATGAAGAAGACTAATTTGAATGCGATTGCAGGATAATAAAATGATAGGAGATAACAATGTATCAGCTAGACAGCGAACTTGCCCAGAAGGGTATCAAGCCAAGACATTACGATGTCGGCAGCCAGAAGATCAAGTGTCCAGAATGCCAACCCCATCGGCACAACAATAGAGACAACCCTTTATCTTTAACCATTAACCCAGACTACTCGGCAGTGTGGAATTGCCATCACTGTGACTTCAAGGGTGGGGTGGGTAATAAGATCGGCATAAAGACTTTTAAGAAGAAGTATGTGAAGCCTGTAGTGCCAGTAAAGAAGACCAAAGATAACTTTCTCTACTCTTTCTTTGAGAAACGAGGCATCAGCAAAGAGACTGTTGATGCTTTCAAGATATTCAATGAAGACGACTGGATCGCCTTCCAATACTTCGGACAGAATGGGACACTTCTGAATGTTAAGTACAGGACAGTCAAAAAGAACTTTAGGCAGTCACCCAACGCCAAGCGCATAATTTATAACTACGACAGAGTGTGCAAAACGGACCACCTAGTCTTTGTAGAAGGAGAGATGGATGTGTTGAGCTGCCATGAGGTCGGTTATCAAGCAACCACTCTACCTGATGGTGCGCCCTCAGAAGCCAAGTACGATAAGAACGATGCTAGATTCAAAGCCCTAGAGAACTCCCCACTTGAGGCTAAGAAAGTTATCCTGTTCTTGGATCAGGACAAAAGCGGACAAGCTCTGCACTCCGAACTGCTGCATCGGTTCGGCAAAGACATCTGCTGGTATGTTGAGCTACCTGACAACTGCAAAGACGCAAACGATGTCCTTGTAAAGCACGGAAAGGATGTTCTTAAACGAATTATACAAGAGGCAGTACCCTACCCCATTGATGGACTCTACACCACCGAAGACTATCGCAACCATGTCATAGACCTTTATGAAGGCAACTACACCAAGCCCACAACGATTGGCATGGGCAAACTGGATGACATCTATAAGGTAATGAAGGGAACGCTGTCGGTAATCACAGGCATACCCAATCACGGCAAGTCAATCTTCCTAGATCAGATACTGTTGAACCTGAGCAAGAACCACAACTGGCGGTTTGCCATCTTCTCCCCAGAACACAGCACCCAACTTCATATCAGAAGGCTGGCGCAGATGTATAAGGAGAAAAGTTTTGACGAGGGGTTTTCAAACCGCATGACCAGAGAAGAACTGGATGATGCACTAGCCTTTATTCAAGACCACTTCTTCTTTATAGAGACCAGAGATGCGTTGCCATCTGTGGAGCTGATTGTGGACATTGCTAAGAAGGCTGTCTTTAAGTACGGCTGCCACCTAGTCATTGACCCCTTCAACGAAGTCAGCGCAAAAAGAGGACAGAACCAAAGGGAAGACGAATACATTAGAGACTTTATCAGCACCCTAAAAAGATTTGCTAGGGTTTACGAGTCTTGGGTTGCGGTGGTTGCCCACCCCACGAAGCTACCTAAAGCCAACGATGGGAGCTACCTTCCGCCTACCGCCTATGACATCAGTGGGGCAGCTCACTGGCACAACATGAGTGATGCGGTGCTAACCATTCACCGAGACTTTGAAGACAACTCGGTTAGCGTGTTGACCAGAAAGATCAGAGAACAAGACCTCTATGGGGCTATTGGAACCGCCAAGTTCTACTACGACCTAGAGAAGAAGTGTTTTATAGAAAAGGAGAGTATAGATTGGGACACGACCACCATATAGATTTTCAAAATAGGGGGATGCTAGGGTATTACCCCACTTCCAAAACGCTCTTAAACGAAGCCTATGGAGCTGCTATTTTGAGAAAAACCCCTGAAATGCTAATCAAGGAAGAAATCGTTAGGCGTGACTTTACCACCAGTGAACTGATGAATCGCCTTCATTTCACTTCTTCTTGGAATCCTTACCCCAGTCACATACTTAGACAGACCCCCTTGAGAGAGAGCTTGCCCAGTCGCTTCTTCCAGTCCTTTGCAGAACTTAGACTGACTGGTCTTAGTTTCTTTAAGATATTGTTCTATTTTCATCTTGCAATTATTCCTTTATGGACTTATTATGTCAGATTGGATTCACATGATACAACAAAGATGAGGATTTTAAAATGACTAATAACCCTTTTGATAAGTTTGAGATAGATCACTTGAGCGCGTCTTCCATTAACCTATTCATATCCAACCCTTCCCAATGGATACTAAGATACCTGTTCGGCATTAAGTGGGAAGGCAACGCAGCCACCACCAGAGGGACTATTGTTGATGAGGCAACAGGAAGATCAAAGGGCTTCTATAAGACCAAGAACAACAAATGGGTAAGGAAGAAGACTCGCACCGCCCTTAATAAGAACCTAGAGCTATCCTTTAAAGGCTACGACAGCCTCATTGCACACCTCAAAAAACACAACACAGAGTTTGATGAGGGCAAAGCCAAGACCGAAAGAGACAACCTACAAAGATACATAGAGACATCAGTTGCCTATTATAAGGAGCTGAAAGGCTTGGTTGACTACCAAGTAAAAATAGAATTACAGCTTGAGGAGCTTCCAATTCCTATTATTGGATACCTTGATCTGGAATATGAAGACACAGTGCGAGACATCAAAACAGTTAGTCGGATGCCTAGTGTTGTGCCTTCGCCTGTCAATAGACAGTTGGCGATCTACGCTGCTGCTACTGGCAAAGTTCCCATCGCTGACTATGTGCATGTGACCAAAATGAAAAATGAGGTCCGACCCATTGTCGTTGATGATGTGGACAAATACCTTGAAGAAGTGAAACGAGCAGCCATTACTATAATGAATGTTCTTTCCTATTCAGATGATAAAACCCAAATAGCTAACCTGTACTTTCCTGACCTTGACCAGTGGCAGTGGACAAACAAGGAGAGAGAGGCAGCTAGACAAATATGGAGAATAAATTGATGAATGAAACATTGATAAGCGCACTGGTCAGAGCGCAACAACAAATTGACCATGTAGTTAAAGACGAGGAAAACCCTTTCTTTAAGAGTGGCTATGCCACCCTGAAGAATGTCTTTGACACTGTGAAACCAGCATTGAACGCTGAGGGCATCTACATACAACAGATCAGTCACGAAAGTGAAAATGGGATGTGTGTGGAGACTGTCTTCATGGGATATGGTGGCTCAGTATCTAGTGGCAAGGTTTTTATACCTGCGCCCAAGAACGATCCCCAAGCCTTCGGTTCGGCACTCAGCTACTGTAAGAGGTACTCTCTTATGATGGCTACTGGTATTGCCACCAAAGATGAGGATGATGATGCTGAGAAAGCAATGCAAAGAATTAAGCCAGCGACTGCGGTTAAGAAACCAAAGAAGAAGACTTACGATTTGCTGAACATCAAAGGGGGGCTGTTAAAGTCCTGTGTTGATGCCCACGATGTACTAGCCACATGGAAAGAAACCTTTGGTGATCCTTCAGACGAAGATCATGTGAAGGTCTTTAATCTTAACTATGAGGTTATGAAGAAGGCATTTGCGACACTGGATGATGATAGTGTTCCTTTTAACGAAGCCATAGAGCTGTCCCAACAGTTCAAAGGCGAGAGTGCTTCTAATGCCTAAGAAGTATTCTTTGGATGATTGCGTGTTCCTTTGTATGCGTGATGGGAATTATTGGACCTTCTGGGAGTTACAGTCTGTCATTAAAGACAAGACCAACACCTTCTACGGAGAACCATCTATTTCCGCAGCTATTAGGAACCTCCGAAAACCTGACCGCAGGGCGAAGTTTAACCTACCGCCCTATGGTGAGGTGATTGAGAGAAAGCGCAGAGCAACAGGCAAGGGCTATAAATATCGCCTTTTAACTCAGGAGCAAAACAATGAGTGAATACGACAACGAAAAATCAGGCTACCTGTGGCACGAAACTACATCAAAGGTTCTACGCAAGGGTTCTTTGACTCTGGATGGAAAGAAACACTATGTTGCCATCATAGAATCACAGAACGATATGGGTAAACCCAAGTACGAGTTTATGGTCTCGGCTGGCTTGTTACACCTCAATGATGAGGAAAGCAAACTTTCTCCAAAAAGTCCCGACATCGGTGGAGCAGTGACCATGAATGGTCAGAGCTATAAGCTGGGTGGGTGGCGCAAGATGAGTGGTGAAGGAACGGAGTTCACCAGCATTTCTTTACAAGAGAAAGAAGAAAAAGAGGATAAGCCTAAAGCTAGGTTTTAAATCTTTGTATGTGTAACCCCTTGATATTGTTGATGTTTTTTAAGATGTTCCATGTGGAACATAAAGAATATGACAAAAAGGGGTTGCATGATATGACATATTGGACTACATTGACCAAATAGAAATGAACAACCAACAACACATTAAGAAAGTTAAAGAATCTTGGAAAGAGATCAAAAGCAAGAGTTCATCAAAGAAGGGCTTGAAATACATTTGTCAGCTTTGTCACACCAACAAGATTAAAAGAGAAGATGTGATTTGCGGTGACTGCATAAGGAAACACAATGCAAATTAAAAAACTTATTATGGATTTAGAACAGTCAGTAGATGACGATGAGATAAACTCATTTGTTGATCTCTACCTGAGTCTTACTGCTGACCTAAAAGAGATAGCCACTAGGGATGGGAGAACAGCACACGAAACGCTGTTAGACCTAATGGTTATCAAATTAAATCAACGCAGAGATGCCCAGTCTTTGCTATAAATTGAGGCTAATAAAATGAAGCTACAAACCCTAAGAAACGGAATGGTGTTTGAGAAAGTCTGTAAGGCTGGAAACGAACATTACGAAGTTGCAGATGTGCTGCAAGACTGTATCAATGGATATACCAGAGAGATCATTACTCTTGGCAATGTATCCACCAAAGAAACCACCACAGTTACCATCAGCGAACTGAACAACCCCAGCCAATGGAAAGAAGTCAAAGGCGCAGTTGTTACTGAGCAAACTGAAGTGGTTAAAAAGGTCGTCTTTTCAGATGGCGCAGAGAAGGTTCTTGAGCGTGAGATCGTGACCGAAGATCAGGTGTATGTTGAAAGCATCCCTGAACCGCAGAAAGAACCAGCACCTAAGACAGTCATTGTTAATAACCACCTTGACATTAAGAAGGCAGCGCAACATATGCAGGCTAGGTCTAACAGGACCAACGCCATGACCAGCGCACTTGCCAACGCCACAGTGCGAAAAAAACCTGTGCTAAAAGTTGAACCTGAAGAAGAACCTAAACCTGAAGTCATCCACGACAAAGCATTCTTTTGGAGTCTAATGAAATACTCCTACGATGATTTGGAGTTGATTCCGATTGTGCTAGGTGGTTGCACCTCTGTTTTTATAAAGATAGAGGTTCCCCCTAAAAACCTTTCTAAAATGGTGCATCAACAAGAACTGGATGCCTTTAGAAGCGGTGCATCTCTTAGAGAGATAAGAGACATGGGCAACAGAATAAAAGGGAGTCCTGAACAAATAGGTACTCCTGTAACGCCACAGTCCATCGTTAGACGCATTCTCAAGGCTTTCTACCACTATGGTACACAAGCAGAGAAGAAGTCTTTACGCCTTCTCTAAGGAGTGATAGTTTAATGAAGATGATTCACTTTGAAAAAGCTGTGTATCTCTATGCTTGTCACCTGTCCGATAACTACGGACAGGGGATAGGCGGTTCAGAATACCCAGATGAAAAGGAAAGCTACTTTGACTACCTAACAAGAACATGGCACTTGAGAGGCTATAAAGGGAGCAGGCTGGCTGCTGTTTCAGAAAATGAAAAAGTTAAGGTGGGGTATTAGAATGCACTACTTTAATAGCGTTAAAGCTGAAATGGAAGCGAAGTACAACCGATCCTTTGATAACATTAAAATAAAGGATTTATATGAGGTGCTGAGTGGCAGAGACTATGATAAGTTTCTTAAAGCTCTAAAGTACCCCAATGGAATAATTAGGAGAGTTATATGAACAATGTAGTTAATTTGAAGGCGGAACCAGAGGTCCACTATCTTCACGATGGGGGGCATGGCTATTTTAAAATAAGCCATACTGACCTAAAGAGAATGGGGGGCAAGGAAACTATGTTCACTCCGTTCTCGTTTAAGGATGGGTCTCATTTCTATATAGAGTACAAGTCAGATGTAAATGTTCTTCTTGACCTGTTTAAAGACAAGCAGCTTGATCTGGCAGACCATATCACCAGAAGAAGGGAGATACCTTTAAGGTGGCTTGATACTTTTGAGAGAATGAACTTGGAGAAATATGCTGAACTGCACCCCTCTATGTTTGACTGGGAATAATGGAACCCATCAGCCCCATGCAAAAGATACCCTATAAGCAGAGGGTGTCTATCCGAATTGACTCAGATACTTCTAAGAAGCTGAAACGGATTTGCCAACAAACTGACAACGCCACTAACAGTTATGTAATTGCCCATCTTATAGACCAGTATTACTGGGAACACTGTGTTGATGAGAAAGGACACGAACATGATTTAAGGAAGAAGAATGATAACTAAGATTTGGACATCGCTTTTGTATATCTATTTCTGCGCCCTCGTTTTGATATTGGCAGCTCTATTGGCTCCTGCAGTTTTGATAGACATTATTGTTAGATATTTAGATCGTAGCCTAGAAGGAATATAATGGACAAGAAACAAAAAGCAGCAAAGATTTTAAACAGCATTGTAGAAAACCAAACCAAGTCTTGGAGTGAACCCTTGTTTACGCAATCCATTAGCCCAGAGGACAGCAGGCTGTTTATATACGAACTAGACAAAGAAGAAATATTGGAGCTAATTCCATTGATTATTAATACAGAAAGCGGTAAAGAGCTGTACTGGTTTGACGCTTATATGCTGATTAATGAGCTGTTGGACTTGTTTACCAAAAACTTTTTAAATGAGAAGATGAGCAATGACTGAGCTGTTATATTTATTAGGAATAATTATCTGTTTCGCTCTACCTGCCTATGCGTTGCTTTACTTTGATGATGATAATGCGGAGATGTAACAATGGATAACTATAAATTTACCTATGACAAAAGCATTAGCTATGAGGCTAACTATTCTGCTTGGCGTATAATGAATAATGATGAAAGACATAAATATAATCAACGATCTTATTCAGATGAAGAAGCAAGAGCTGTCTTTGAAAGACAATATACTAAGCCCTTATTGGAGACATTAAGGGTTGGCAAACAAGCAGTATAGAAATAAGGAACACCTGATCTGGGTTAAGCAGCGCAGATGCACAATAGACAATCATTGCAGTGGTCTGGTGGAAGCACACCATTTATTAAAACCTTTTGATGGGTCAAGGGGCATGGGAATGAAAGCCAACGACAAGAACGCAATTCCTTTATGCCACAAGCACCATTCTTTGTTACACACTAAGTTCGGGACCGAAGCCAATCTATTCAAACACTGCGGACTCCATGAGGCAACTGGAATGGTTAAAGCTGAGTCTTTATGGAACGAAAGCCCACACAACCCTGACAACCCAGAAGATGATGGGTTGCCCTTCTAAAAAAAGACTTGACAGTATTCCATATTGTACTTAATATGCGCTTCGTTAGTTACCAGATTATTAATTAATCTGTTAAAAGCAAAGCGGTACTCAAACGGAGACATCCAAAGTAAGCTGTAAGAGTAACAATAGATAGATGATGATTTATTGAAGGGTTACAGAACTTGTAAGACTTTTAAAAAAATAACTAAGGGGTAGTTGGTTTTTGCGTTCTTCCTTCCGACTACCCCTTTTTTTATGTTACGAAGAATGCAAATGATTGAACCAATAGAGCTGCGTAGAGTATCCAGAATCCTCGCCTGTAGTTAAACTCCGATTTAGATTTCCGATGCACCGATCACCACTTCCTTCGTGGCTTCGGCTTTTTTGGCTTCTTTGGCTTGTATGGCATTTCTGTCTCTTTCGCTCTGGTATTTTATATTCAGCCCAGCTAATGTAGCTAGGCGGTTCTTTTCATCTAATCCTTTTTCTGTAAGCCTGTATTCGTAGCCTATAGCATTATTGGTAGGGGCTATGAATCCATCCTTTTCTAATTCCTTATCAAACCCAGAGGGTAGGTCTTCCTCAAACACGACTGAAATAATCGCACCTAATCGTTTGCTTTGTTTGTTGGACAACGCCATTTTTAATACGCTTCCGTCTTCAAGTTCATATTCGTAACTATACTTCATACCAGTCTTCACCAAGAAAAAGCAAAGCCTCTGCTTCCCTTCTTCTGATTAGACCGTCTAATACTCTACCTCCTGCCTTATTCCAGCGCCTCATTTCACTCGGCACTTTTGCAATATTTCCATTGTTTAGCTCGCGCAATAACGAACTCTGAGATAGGTTTGTTGGTCCTAAATTGTATACCCATGCGACTAAGGCATCAAATTGATTTTGACTTAACTCAACTTTTACCATGTCGTTAATGTAGCCTTCGTACTCAACCAGTTCTTCTTCCAGCATACGATCTGCTTCACCCATCGTTATACAATCGCCCTCACAGACATTCTTGGTATGACCATAACCTATAGTCCAGACACCCACACTATCTTGATAAGCTGTTAGTTCACACCCCTCAAACTTTTTTATTAACGCTATGCCTTCTTTGGAAGTTACTCTTACTGACATATTACGCCCATGTTCCGTCTGGTTGGATTTTAGCGGTCTTGGTTCCGCCCCAGTATTCTGATGCCAGCCCCTCGTCAATAAGAATAGCGCAAATATCATCGCCATCTTCAGTATAAGGAATCCCCAAGATTCTTCCGTATTTGCCTTTACCCAATGATTTAACTTTAAACCTTCCACTGCATAACTCCTTTAATCGCTCTTTAGCTTTTAATCCCAAGACCTTTTCATCAGCCCTATGGGGGTATCTTTTGATATTGATCCTTGATTCAGGTGTATCTATTCCTGCCAACCTCACTGTTTGGTTGTGTAGCCAACATGACATTCCTAAGTCCAAATGGCATCTAAGGGTGTCTCCGTCTATGATTTTTGTTAATTCTGCGTTATAGACAAACGCATCTGGTGCATTACTCATCTTCTTCTTCCTCATCTAGTTCTTGATAATATCCTACGATATGTAGTATTTGCTCAATGTATCTTGTAATCTCGCCCATTGTCATTGATAGGTTTTCATAACCTTGAGAAGTCAAGCCATAATACGCCACTCTCGGTTCTTCCCCTGCGTTCATTTTATCCAGTTCTGCTTGCATGACATCTGGCGATAATATCTTCCACTCTAAATTAGCCGATTCTATAGGCTCTGGTAGGGGTGGATGATAGATGGGCGGTAGCTTGCTTACTGTTACCACTTCAACTGGATTCACTTCTGGGACTGCTCGTTCTCCCAGACCACCGAGAACGCCTAGTGTTGAACAACCGCTAGTTGTTATTACTAGAATCAGTATTGGTATTAACTTCTTCATTAAATTGTTCTGGGTTGGTAATTACTGTTAAATTTGCAAGCACTCTGGCTGTGGCTTTATTAACCTTACCTTGTAATAGGGTGGGTTTGGCTAGTGCCATGCCTTCAAGATTGTGTCTTGCAAACTTATTTCTCAGGTCTGAGACTGCTTTTTGCGAGTTCTGGTATTGGCTATTGAGCGTCTGTATCTGTGCTTGGGTTTTCTTTGCGTTGTCTATCTGCTTCTGAATGGTGTTGTTCTGCTCAGTGATCTTGCCCTCTAACACAGCTTGGTTATTAACACAGGTTTGCAGCTCTATTTCATGCTTCTCAATCTTAGCGACCATGACAGTACGATAAGCGAAAAAAGCACTCAAGACTAGAAAGAGAGCTGCCCCTAATGCCATAGAGAGTTTCATACCCTCTATTTATCTTTATCTGCGTCTGGCTCTTGGTCTGTTGTTTGTTCTTCTAATTTATCAACGACTGTTCCAACTGCACCGACTGGTATAGAGATAGCTGTTTTGGTGACATCTACAACATCATCAACAACTGCACCTGCAATATCTTTGCCTGCTTGAATTGTTGATTCCAATGTTGAACACCCAGAAGCCAATAAAATAACACTTAAAAACATAAGTTGTTTCATGGTTATTTCCCCTTTGCTTTTGTTGCTTGATTTTTTGCTTTCAGAATATTTAAAGCGAGTCCATCAATGACCCACTTATAGGCTTTACCTAACCATTTATCATCACTAGGCGTTTCAGTCAACGCTGCAATAACACTGGCTACCAAGCAGATTATTCCGAGCAATCCTATGATTCCTAATAAATTAATACCCATATTTTTCTCCCAAAGTATAGATTTTTATATCTTTAGCCTTGCCTTTCACTTTGATAGGGTCTTTCTCCACCAAAGTAAAAGTGCATCGCTTCATAGTAGCACGACCAATAAGTATAGGACAACCCACTTCTTTTGTGGAAGACTCAAGGCGAGCTGCTAGATTGACGCAATCCCCTATGGCAGAATAGTCAAAACGAGTATCGGACCCCATGTTTCCAATCACCGCTTCACCTGTATTAACGCCAATTCCAATCTCTATTTTTTGTTCAATTCCTTTCTCAGCCAGTATGTCATTTGCCTTTTCCATGTTTTCCATAATAACAATGCCTGCATTAATGGCAGCGTCTTGATGATCCTTTAAAGGCAAGGGAGCATTGAATATCGCCATCATAGCATCCCCAATAAACTTATCCACCATGCCCCCAAACAGTTGCACTGCCTCTACCTGCTGGGTCAACACAATGTTAATAATCTCGGTAACTTCTTCTGGTTGTAGCTTCTCAGACATAGAGGTAAAGCCCCTGACATCGGTAAACAGGAAGGTGGCTTCCATTCTTTCACCTTCTAGCTTTAATAGTTCTGGGTTGTCTTGTAATCGTTTAACCTGTCTGGGGTCAAGATAATGTTCAAACTGTTTCTTGATTTGTTGTCTGAGCTTGAACTGTTCTCTGAATCGGAGATAGAAAGCGACAGTCGCTGTAATAAACTGCGAGATCAATGCCCATGTCACATCTATCAATAATCCCTGTTGAATGAGCCAATAGCCAAAATAGCCCGTAGAGAGCCAAATAGTGCTTCCTGCTGCTACCCCCCATGTTATCCCTAAAGCGTTCAGCAGAAGCCACATAAGAGCCACTGAGAGCAAGAATAAAAGCGTTTCTAAGGCTAGGGCATAGTCTGGTATATAAGGACTGTTGGGAATCAATATGGACTCTGAGAGAGCTGCCTGTATTTTATGCGGTTCCAAGAGACCTGCAGGACTCGCTATTTGAGGCATTACCCCCAAAGCTGTGACACCGACAAAGACAAACCTTCCTTCTATTTCTGCTTCTCCTGACCACACCTCACTTAGCTCAAACTGGGGAGTATCTACCCAACTGATCCACTTTCTACCTAAAGAATCCACTGGAACAGGCGGTATTCCACGCACTCTAATCTCCTCTAAGCCATTGTTATTGGTTTTAATGACATAGGTATCAGCTCCTGCAAGAACCTTTAAGACCTCAGTTCCGAAGGCTGAGACCCATCCATCAGGCGTTCTTAACAATAAAGGCATCCTTCTGACCAACATATCCACTTCCACTGGGGCTACCGCTATACCTTGACTGGCACTTTCCTTTAGAATGTCTATGTTTTCTACGACCCCTGTAGCTTTATAACCACCCCTATCTTCTCCCAATATCACTGTGCCTGTGGTTAATGGGTACTCTCCGTTGTCGTTCTCAAAGGCAGCAATCACTGCTGGTCCTTGAGATAGGCTCTGTGCAAAATACTTATCCCCACCAAAGCGATCTGGCTGTGGAAAGGCAATCACCCAACCCACACCGATAGCTCCACGCTCCATTAAGGCATTATGAATCTCAGCTAGGCGTTGTCTAGGCAAGGGATAGCCCCCTTCTTTGGCTATATCTTCCTCTGTTATATTGAGAATAGAGAAGTAGTTAGAAGGCTCTTGCTGGGGAATATAGGCATCAAAGGTCTTCAGTTTCAGCGTTTCTAATGGAGAGACCTGAAAAATAAGGGGAACACCCAACACTATAAGTATAAAAAGTATTCCAATATGTATTGACTTTTTCATGTGTTGTTGCATACTATACTAACCTTTTTACATAAATTGAGGATAATAAAATGAAAAAAATGGAAACTACGCTTACTAAAGGCGATAAATTTTGGGGCTTCTCTAGTCTTGAGAGGCTCTCTGATCTTGAGCCTTCAACTGAAACCAAGCCCGATAACCGAACCAAGTACCCTTGTGTGCGTTGTGGCGGTACTGGCAAATATAAGGGGGTTCGCCTTCATCAGCCTCGTTCTGATTGTTTCACCTGTAAAGGTAAGGGCTACTTTTTAACTTCTGCTGACTCTAGGAAGAAGGCAAAAGTTGCTAGGATCAAAAGAAAAGAAAAAGAACTGTCTGATAACTGGTCTGATTTCATGCACTGCAACAAGGAGATAGCTGAACACATCTTTGCAAATGCTTTTCCTTCAGAGCAAAGCAAAAAGATGCCCAACTCTTTCTTCCGCAGTCTTTATGACTCTGCAAGGAAGTATGGCGATCTTACCGAGAAACAGACTCAAGCGGTCTATAACGCTATAGCTAGAGAAGCTGACTACCTTGATAAGAAGAAGGAAGAAGCCAAGCCAAAAGCGGTTATTGATCTTTCTGGAATCAGAGAGCCTTTGACTACCGCAAAAGAAAACAAACTGGTTAAACCAGTTCTCAGGGCTGTAGATGAAGAAAGCGACAAAGTGTTTATCTTCACGCTTGCCAAACCAAACAGTGCAAACCCTAACTTTGTCTATGTTAAAGAAGACGGAGAGTATGCTGGTAAGATCAGCCCAGAGGGTGAGTTCTTTGGATGGAGAACACCTAAAGAATCTGTTGACGCTTTGGTTAGAGTCTCAGAAAACATCAGCGAAGCCACTATCAAGTACGCAAGAAAGACTGGAAAATGCGGTTGCTGTGGCAGAGGGCTTACAGTTAAAGAGTCCATTCTTGCTGGGGTGGGTCCAGTGTGTGCTGATAAATTTGGAATTGAATATGGAGAGAGCGAATAATGATTACTGATATGGAGCTTTTGAAAGATACCACTGTCCAAATCATAGAAATCTGCAACCGAGTTTATCCCAAGCTCGGTTGTGGCTACTTTTCTGATGAGGAAGAAGAACAACTAAAACACAACCTTGAGGTTCTTAAAGATTTAACTCAAAAGAATCTTGATCTTATGTATCCAGAGAGGTTAGACACATGAAAGAAAAACGAATAATTTTTTATTATATTTCTATGGGTGAAAAAGACAAAAGGTACACGCTTAGGTCTGTGGTTGCATATATTAATCCCGATAAAAGCCACGCCCAAGACTTCATAGTGACATATAACGGTCATGAGGAAATCTTAGGCGCTGATCTTGATAAGGCTGTTGAGAAGGCTAATAAATATATAGAGAAGGAAAAAGAGACACATTCTAAATGGGGCTACCATGAGAGAATCGCAAACAACCCCGAACTTATTGTCGGTGAAAAAATAAAAAACCACAAATTTAAAATCTCTTTTGAGACCAATCATTTTGGCTCTAGCTTAAAGCATATACCTGTTAGCGAAACACACAGTGGTAAAAAGGGCTGTGGGATAGACTACAACGCCTCTGATGATGTTGAAAAAGAGAGACAAAAGATTGCTATTGCTTTAGCTCTTGATTCTAAAGATAAGTTCAGAAAACGGATTGCCATTGGGAACAAAGCTCTGAAGAAAGGATTGGCAAATTGTATTAGAGGGGCTAGAAACCATTTTGACCCTAGAGAGCCTGACGATGATATTTACGAAGGTTCTTGGTCTGTCATAGAAACAATACAGCCCAAAGAGATATGTCGCTGGAAAAATAAAAAGATTTTCAAAAACGAAGTTGAAAAAAACATAGCCAAAACTGTAGAGGTCTTGGGTCGCCATATACCAATGAACGCAAACAAACATATAGGTAAAACAGGCGAAAAAACCAAAGTCAAAGCTATGTTATTAGAGTGGGAAATAATTGAGGGTGGGTATGGACTACAACTTAAACTCAAATGGATAACTGAAGATGGAAAGCGGTTTATAACCAATGGAGCATTAGACTCATCGTTTAATAAAAAAATAAGCTATGAATATCTTGCTGACAACCCCAGAATTAAGGAGACCCTTCTTCCTTTAGACAAGTTCGTAGTTATTAATGCCACTGTAAAAGAACACTTAACTTTTGAGAAGGGCAAAAAAATCTACAAATCAAGCAGATTAATTAGACCCAAAATCTAATCACTCTGCGTTATGCTTATGGTTTTAGTGCAGTTTGTAGTGCAGTTAAAAGTCGCTACATAGGATTTGTTTGTGGCTCCCTTTTGAACCACTGTTACATCATAGTCATCTGTGTAGAACTTCATGTTTGAGCCATGCGCTCCGTTTCCCTGTTGGGTTAAATTAACATCATTGTCGTCAGCACCACTATAAAAGAATATATCAGCATCTTTATTTCCTGAGCCTTTTTGGATTAGTCTGGTTGAATTATTGTCAGCATTTGGATAATTAAGAACATAAGCATTATGATTTCCTGTGCCTTCTTGTGTTATCCAAACATCAGAATCATCCCCAAAGGCATAGATTTTGGCGTAGTAGTCATCTCCTGTTTGCTCTATCTTATACACATTGTCATCGCCAGAACCTAATATCCACGCTTGGTTGTCATCTCCTGTTTGAATAATGGTTGAGGTATTGTCATCTTCATCCATGTCTATAACTGCGTAATTATCATCCCCTGTTACAGTAGTAATCCAACTCTGTCCATCGTGGTTTGACCATACCGATTGTGAGTAAACGATATTAGAAACACCAGTTACATTGGCAGTAATGGTGGCGTTATCGCAGTTATGGGTATTGACCAATGAATTATCAAAACTTCCCAGACCACAATAAATGCCTGTGGTATTGCTACTGCCTGCCTGCTTGGTTGTTATCGTTGTTCCAGTGCCTTTGGTTTGAATGGTTATCAGGTTGTTACCTGCCAACGCATTGAAACTAAGGAGACTGAAAAATAATAATAGTGTTATCGCCTGCGCCATTAACTTCTATCTCCATTACAATTCCTGCAGTATCTATATTCAGATAAGCTGCAGCGTACTTATCCAGAGCAATATCAAAAGTATTGGTTCCCTGATGCACCAAATACAGATAAGCCCCATCTACAAAAGTGTAGGTCTGGTAGGTCGGATCATATTTTGGAATAATACCAGTCAATTCCACACCTTCCAATTCTCCCCCTGATGTGTTTTTCTTTTTCGCTCCTGCTTCCACAATGGCTAACAAATCCACTAGGAAATCAAAACTCAACAGGTCTATATCCAAACGACTTATTTCTTCCTCAACTTCCAAGAAATCTTTATCCAAATCAGGAGCATCCTCAAAGAAGTCTTTGTCTAATTCCGTTTTTACTTCACCGCTTTGTTCCTCAACAGCCTGCACAATCGCAGGGGGTTTGTTGATAATAAGCATATTATCTATTAGACCCAGTGTTATATTTCCCAGAACAACCGCTTTAGTGGGTCTGGATTCAAAAGTGGACACCATTGTTGCCTGAAAAGGCTCGTTAAGTATTTCTGTTCCTGACCATGTTTCCACCGCAATCTCACCAGAGGAAGTACCATCTGGATTAGGGAGCAGTATAATCAGGCTCCTGCCCAATTCATCTACTGTAGTCGTAAAATCCGTGCCTCTTATCGCAATACTGGCGCTCGGTGTTCTTATACGAATATTATTTTTATTAATTCCCCCAAGTTTACCTGTTATAAATCGGGCTGTGCCTGATGCCATATTCAGAGCTAGTTTGGTTTTGCTTGGGTCTGGGTCATAGATATAGTTGTCTATGACTACTTTGGAGTGTTCGGTCAGCTTTAATATAGAAGAATCCAAGAACTGTATTGCCATACGACCATTTCCTGTTCGTACATCATCAAAAGAATAAATATCGGAGTCTAGTTCTGCAACAAGAGCATCATTAGTATTCTGGCGAGTGATCTCCCCAATTCCTCTCAGCTCTGAGATTTCCCCAATTTCTGCTGCGTTAAGTGACCCTGCCAGTAAAATTAACAGCCACTTGCACATTGATCCACATTAATAACCCCATTAGTCGTGGTTGAAACTATATTGGCTACATTGGTACTCGCTGTATCGGTTTGGTCAACATCTACATTGTTAGAGCTTCCAGTAAGGGCAACTGTAATATCGTGATCTTGTCTGCCTGATTGTATTGTATCTATATCATTGGAGTTTCCAGAAACAGTCCAGTTATTAATACAGCCCACAACATTACATTTCACATTAATATCATTGGATGTGCCTGTAACCACAAAATCCTGATTACCGCCTGTAGCTGTTGCTGCATCCCCCTGTGTGAAGGTCAACACATTTGAATCCCCTGTCGCTTCAAAGTCAAAGTCTGTGCTTGCAGAATCACCTGTGGCTCCCACCGCAAATGTTCCCACATTACTATCTCCTGTTGCCTTGTATGTCCAACTAGAAGAATTACCTTGTAGGATGCTGGCAGCGATTGTATTGGTATCGCCAATCTGATCTAGGTCAACTGTCATGCTGGTTCCACTGAGTGTAACCCTTGCCTGTGAAGTACCGACTTTGTTGGTTGCTCCTATTTGGTCAATCGTCAAGGTTAGCCCAGTCCCTGTTTGTGTTATATATATATCGTTGTTGCCTGCAAACGCACTTGCCGAGACAAACAATATAATAACGCTAAGAAGTATTTTCATCTTAATCCTCCGTAACTTCTGATATAAGTGTATCATAATTAAAATCCCAGACCTCTTTTTCCAATCCTTGAATAACCAAACCATACACTGCAGCCTCTATAGCTGCTCTAACAGCATGACCTATAGGCTCGTTCTCTGTGCTTCCGCTTTCGTATTCACCTAGTTCTGTTCCCAATTCATAAAAACGAAACAAATCAGTGCCTCTGCCTGTGGATAAAATAGTTTTTGTAGAGGTCACAGTAAGCAGCACCTCTCCTGTCTGCACCAATATTGCCCTTAGAGACACAGTTACTTTATCTTCCCTGTATTGATTTTTAGCGCCTATGCCTAAATATCTGGCTCCTGTTCCCCCTGTTCTAAGGTTGGTATCGTAAGAAATAATCCCACCCTCAAGGATTAAACCTGCGTAAAGCAAGGGCTTGAGAACATTTCCCCCTTCTCCTGCATAAGTATCTCTGGTGTTTTTAATGAGCTGTCTTTCTCTAGTCAAACTATCCAAGCCTGACCTTTCCACCACCGCAAACCAGTTACCCCTACCTGCATCTCGTAGAGCAGCTATCAGAATATCCACGCCACCTTGAGTTACTGCTGTGCTGAAACTGGCTATATTATCGTTGGACTTTCTTTGCCCTGTTAAATCTGGGAAATCATAAACAGCCACTACTGCTTTATTGTTTGGGGGCGGAAGATTTAATAGCTGGGTAGCTGCAGTCGGTACTATTTGTGGTCCTTGAACACAGAGGAAAAAGGGGTCTAAGCAGTTTTCATTATCGGAGTTGAGGGCTATGGAAGCACAGCCATTAAGAAAAAAAGCCACTATGACAAATAACCATTTCATCCGTCACAATCAACCCAACAACCACCAAAACTACCTACTGGAATAACAATCTCTGTCGTAGATATAAGCACCCCATCAAACCATTCTTCAATAATTAAGGTAATGGTGGTCCCATCATTGATCCATTTTAGTATGTTGCCCTCTAGGTTTATCTCCCCTGCAATAGGATTATCTGCGGTAGGAATACCAGAATAGTTAAACAAAGACTCAGAAATATCCTTTGCCAGTGTTGAATAAATCCTTGATTCCAGATTACGAATAAACTTGGCAAGCACTGTATTATCAGCTTCACGCTCTGCTTCTTCCAAAGCATCCTGTATATCTTCGGCAATCTTTTCTGCTCTAGTTCTTTCCTGCTCATCAATCGTTAAGTAGTGTGCGGATTGATTAATTCCATTAAAACTGGGACTACCGAACTTATGCACTAATTGATCTGAGTATAGATTACCCACTGCTAACAAGAAAAAAAGATTTATCAAAACTATAACCATCAACTTATAGTTGGGTTTTTTCTTATAGTATTGAAATACTACATCACTTGGTTTGTTTGCTTTTCTTTTCATTCTCTTTCATCTGCAAAACTGTGTTCACCTTTTGTTGTAATCTAATCATATCGTTATCTAACATTCGTATTTGGTCAATGAGTTTAATCAATGTAAAGTGCATATCCTTAATGGTAGGGTTTATGACCTTTGTAATCATAACCCAGACAAAGTAAACAAAGTAACCAAGACCAACCATCGCCACAATGGGGAATCCAAAGTCTGCGATTAATTGGGCTATATCCATTAGTCTCGTCTGGCATCTATGGTTCCATCTTCTACAAAGTTTTCAGTTCTAGCTATTCGGTCAAGGTCTGGTGTCAATTCCAAAGCAGCACTTACACTGGTGTCCAATCTAATCATATCGTTGTTTATGGTTTTAACTCTAGTGATTAAACTTTCCGTAAAGCCTTTAAGGGTGTTGATTTGATTCACTACCCCACCCATAATCTGTTTCATAATAATAAAGATAAACACCCCTGCGACCAAAGCTCCTGCTATGGGTGCGCCTACTTCTGCTATAAGATTGAAATACTCCATTAACCCTTATCTTCACCCTTGAAACTTTTAGAACTTCCACTCGTTCCTGCATAAAGTCCGAACCAAGCTGCCCCTGCTCCAACTATTACTGAGATTAAACCTGATTGCTCAAAGGTTGGGTCTGGTAAATCCATGAACCAAACCACAGTGTAATAGAGCAATATTATATATACAGTTAAAAATGCTCTTGGGAATATCCGCCAAGAATCCACCGCTTGCGCTAAGAATATCCAGCGTTGGTGCGGATTATTGTTCTTAACATCTTCTAACTCCCTGATCTTGTCTTTTAATTGACCGATCTCCTCTATCATAGCCATGAACTTATTTAAGTCCATCTCCACTTCGTTGCGATCCATGTCGCCTGCAAATTGACCACTAGGTCTGTAATTGTCATTCATAATCTACTCCTTTGTGTATTTATCTTTGACTGCCTTTCTACCCAAATAAAAGTTAGATGTTTTAGCATCGTCACCAAATTTACCAGAGGTAATATCATGGTAAAGCAAATCTAATTGATCTCCTAATGTCTGGTAATAGGCTTTCCGTTTATCTGAATAGGCTGCACTGGGTTTAACTAAATTGATATTCATGTTTTCCTTGAGACTGTTATCTGCTGACCTGCATCATAATATTTAGCCTTTTTAAAGGTTAAAGCGTATGAGCCTGCCATCGTTCCTGTTAATGTTAATGTTCCAGTAGAGTATGTTCCTTGAGACACGCCATCCATAAATAATTCTGTTCCTGCTGGACAACCAGTTATAGTTATCGTTGCGTCTATATCTATAGTAGTGGCAGAAAAGGATAAGCTGAAACTGCTGTATTCAACCACCCCATCGGCATCATCATTCACATAGTATTTATCACATTCTGGTATTTGGGCTAAATCCAATGCCACATGAGTAAGACCTAATGCAGCTTGATCTGTTTTTATTTGATCTGTGACATCAGCACTAGAACACCAAGCGATGTCCTTGTTGGAATCGTAAAAGATGTTAAAAATCATAAGCCATTCCCACCTGTTGTATCTTTTGCTTTAAAGATAACATAAGTATAGTAAATCGTTTGTTTCCCTGTGCCAAAATGCTCTCCAAAATCTCCTTCTTGACTGCTACCAAAATAATTATTATAGATAATCAAATTACTAGAATTGACCGCAATAGTACAACCCAACTCATTTGTCGCTACCGCTTCTTCCGTTTCTTCGCCTTCTTCTTGGGTATCTAATTCTTCTCGTCTATACCTATAAGGTGAGTACATTTTAGTTGCTACCCCTGAGCTTAAATCCCCTGCTAAACACCATCTCACCGCAACCAGAGGCGTATAACCTAATCCATGAGAAATAGTGGCTGTGGTTGGATTATCTATTCCGCCACTATTGGATGCAGGCGGAGCAAGACTATTTTCCCCTTTGGCTGAAATCACCAGACCAGCGTGTGTTCTTGAATCAAAGGCTAAAGGTACAGTGCTACTGGTATCAGTAACATCTACCCCCTTTTGAGAGATAAACAACCCATAGTCAGAGCCTCGTTTTCCTATTAATACCCTGTTAGCCATTAGAACAGTGCGTTGGTACTAAAACCTTTCATTACCATAACATTAGCTGTGATTGCAGTATCACCCAGATTTTCCCAATTTCCAGAGGAAGCCCCTGAGTAATTGGTTCTAAATAGTTTATTAACATTGGACTCACTGGCTATTGTTCCATCAAAGGCTGCATATAAAAGATGTCCTGTGCTTGTGAGATTAGTAAAAGATACAGACACAGTTGTACTTCCACTAACACTTAATTGAGCTGACCCTACCGCATTACCACTAACTGTTTGTGGAACCACTTGAAATTGTCCTACATCTGTCGCCCCTGAAGCGTTCCCCACCTTGTCTGTATTGAGAACCAACTGATCTTTGGTACAGCTTTCTATATTGTCCCCTGATCTTGAAATATATAGCCCATAATCAGTAGAGTGTCCTAGATTGGTGTTGGTGCTTTTTCCTAATACTACTCTATTCGCCATATCAATCCCATAAGCTCGCTGTAGTCATCTTTCCATATTGCATTGGTATTCTTAGAACTAAGAACTTTAAATTTGTTGCAGTTCTTGATCCACCATGACTGTCAATATCTCTAGGTATTACATGGGTTGTTGTAGACTCTAATAAATCTCCACCTTCGTAATATTCTTCTACATCATTAGAAAAGGTTTCCTTGCTTCCTGCGTTATCGTCTGTGCCTATAATTAAAGGAATATATCCTAGCGTTCCTTTCGTGGCTGACCAATTAACCCCAGTGGAGCTTGCAGAAGATTGATTTCCCCCTGCATAAACCATGCCTGATCTAGTAGAGGCAGAGTCAAACAATAAGGGTTCTGAAGGACTTAATACATTATCGCCTTCTTGAGATATACGACAACCATTAACATCTAATGCCACTCTATTTGCCATTAGGTCGCATCCGTTATTAGTATTCTTTCATTGTCGCCATCTATCGTTAGATTGCTGCCGACTGTTATTTTGTGAGCTGCATTGGTTGTTCCCATAGCCATTGTTGCATTGAGACTAAAGTTAGTATCAATATCACCACCTGAATCAAAGGGGGAATTGGGAACAGTATCTATTGTGTATGTAGTGTCCGTATTAGTAAAAACCACATTCCCTCCAGCTCCTCTTGTAAATGTTATCGTTGCACCAGAACCAGAGCCAGAGGTAGAAACAGTTGTCGGCACACCACTGGGCAAGGTATAAACAGTGTCTGTATAGTTTCCAGAGTGTATATTTCCAGATTGGCTTACTGTCCAATCTATAACTTGGTTAGCAGAATATGTTGTGTCTTGTGTGTCTAGCGTATAAGAAGAACCAGAGTTCCTTGTGAATGTTATTGTTTGTCCGTCTACTGAAGGCGCTCCGATTAATACATTGTTCGGTAGGGTGTAAACAGTATCGCTGTTTGTCCCCATTAAAACCCAATTAGTTCCATCACTAATATATAAAGTGTCTGGGGTAGTAGCGGTATTCAAATAAGTTGAGTTCAAAGGATTTGGTGAAGGTGTGGTGTTGTTATTTGGAACTCCGCTTCCTGATGTGTGTGTGGGTAATGTATAGGTTGTATCACTATTGACACCTTGTAAAACCCAACTGGTTCCATTACTAATATATAGGGTATTCGGAGTTACTCCTGTTCTCAGATATGAGGAACCTTCTGGGTTGGGGTCAGGCGTTGTACTATCTGAGGGAACACCAGAACCTGTAGTAAAAGTAGTTGCAGTTACATCTACTTCAGAATTTAATATATCATCGCTTCCAATAGAAGTTCCGCCAGTTGTTATGTTCGCACTAACCCATGAGCTGTAATTTCCAAATCTGCCTTTGTGCCTTATTCTTACTGTGTGTTGTGTATTGGCAGCTAACCCATTAATAAAAGTTATTTCAGTCTCTCTAGGAACAAGGGCTGCGGTTGAGTAAGTGCTGTCCGCTTCACTGGTGACTTTATATTGTATTTCTGTGTTCATTATTGTTGCAGGTGCTGCAGCAGTCCAAGCCACTTTTACCCTGTGAAAATTAACAGCAAAGGTGGTTACATTGGTTAAAGTTAAATTGGTAGGAGCTGCTACTGTGGCTGTAGTTGGGTCTGTGGTAGTTGGCGTTTCTACTGTAACGGAGCTTTCATAATCATTGCTGGTATCAAAGGCAAAGACATCCGTAGCGGTTTCTTTTAATACCAAAACAACAGCCAAGTATTGTGCTTCTTCGCCCGATCCTCCTCCTACTGCATCAAAGCCCATTCCCATAACTTCAAAATACTTATTAGTCCAGCTCATTCTTGAATTGGTTACTTTGACCCAATCTCCTACTTGCAACTGATAGAACTTTAAGCTGACTGTCATAGAAACAGTAGCTGTTTGTCGGTTTGCTTTTAAGCCTATTCTCGCCAATCGTTGTGCTGTGGATTCACTTTGCGTATATGGGAACTGTAGCTCCATGTATTTCTCATAATTGACAGTAGCTCCACCACTTGGAGTATCTGCATTTAAGTAAGTGGAGTTTTGATGTATTGGTATATCAGCAGCTTGATACTTGTTTTGAGCATCCACATAGATGCCTTTGACACCATTAAATAGATTAGAAGTATCAGGCTGTGTTGCTATATTAACTGGTGACAGTATATCGTCATCTGTAATTGTCAGCGTTGGAGTCTGCGCTGCTCCTGCAAAAAGATTAAACTTTCCGTTGGAATAACTTATTTTCCCAGCACAAGCACTTAGCATTGATTCTATTACTGCTGCAGGCTCTCCTCCTGTATGGAAAAACCCATTCATCGTGTATCTGTCCTCTGCGCTGCCACTGCTATCATTAACATCTTGGTCACAAATATTGGCTGCTGTAACAAACCCACCTCCTGTGCTGGTTGGATAATTACTCGTTGTCCCTACTGTGCCTGAGCTGTCATTGATCTCTGTGCTTAATGCGCCTAATCCATTGGTTGTGTCTGTCAAATAATCACGAATACAAAGGGCTGGATTTTTACTAAAGGTTGTGTTTGTTGTTCTTGGGTCATAAACTTTCTTGCCTTGAATTTTGGCTGTTATTTGAGGCATCCCCCCTGAAAACTTCTCCGTATCAAATATAAACTGGATAAAGATGTAAGCTATTCCTCTGAGTCTGTGATTTGAAGTCCAAGTATTTCCTATCTGATTGGCAGCGTATTGGTCGTAGGCTTGATCTGATGTACCTAAATGTTTGGTGTAACGAATTAATCTTCCGCTTGTCCAAGCGTTATCGTTATCTGTGTTGGTGTAATTGGCATTGGTCGCTGTATAAACTGTGGTTGAGTTTATTGTTGATGTGCCTGTTGATAAAACTTCGCCATTAACCCTCACATCTACAATATCATTTACTTCATGTCCTGCAAAAGCGATCACCATTTGTAAGCGGTTATTGTCTGTGCCTTTGGTGTCTATATAACAAAGCGTCCCACCAACCACGCATTCTCCATAGATTAGCTGTCTTGGGTTGGCAGCTCCCTTTATGGTCATCTTTGTACCAAAGTTTCCAGCCCCGACATCTACGCCTTTGGACATCAGGTTGCCAATTCCTGAAGCGACAAATGTTCCGACTGCTGCAGTAGCCACCGCAGTTGACATAACAAATGTGGAGGAAAGTAAATTCATTCCTGCTGGTCCTAATATCGTAAAAGTAACAAAAGTTACTATCGCTGCTATGATTGCGTTTTTAAGCGCTTTAGCCATTCACCCTCCAAGCTCTTAATGCCATGTCTTTAGATTTGTTGACTAGCCCATCATCCGTAGGCACAAACAACCATTGACCATCACATATTGCAGCGAGTTCATTTCCGTCTTCGGATTTTAAACAGACAAGATCGCCTGTGGTTAAATAGGGAAGTTCTATTTCTTCCATGCCAGCTTTACTGGCAGCTTTGTGTAGAGATTCTCCTAGCGTTTTACCATACTTCTTAATCGTTTCCCTAGCTTCCTTTTCAGTTTTCCAACCAGAGATAGCTTTAGGAATGACTCTTTTTCCTGTGATTCTGTATAGTGCTTCATCAGCAAATACACAACAATCCCACTCTCCCCATACAAAAGGTTTCTCATAGACTTCTTGTATAAAATTCATCAGCGTTGTTACCCAGTCTCCTTGTTTCTTTATTGCCAATGCCCATTACCTCATAATATTATAGTTTCCACCTGAACCATCATCCCCACCGCTTCCACCATAGACCTCACTTTTTCTGCCCCATAGCACTTGTTGTTCTTGTAGTGTTTGAATCCAACCCAACCCTTTGTCTCCTGAGAAAAGGTGTTGTTGAGAATCGTTGGTATATCTGTAGCCTCTGGGTCTTTTGAGATCGTTTAAGCGGTTCTCTGCGGTGAGCTGTATGTTTGCACCATCTGCAGTATCATTGATTTTCATGGACTGCATACGCCCTTTAAACACTGTCATTGTCCCTGCTATCTCATTGCTTCCACCCATTAAAAAACCTAGAAGTATGGTTATAGGGCGGTTCTGGTAACTTTCTGTAAGAGCGTAATTGAGTATTGTTTTATCCATGTAAGATAAACCTACAGCTATTCCTTTACTGCTAATCTCCGTATCTTCCTCTATTGCGCCTATCGTTAGTAGAGTGCCTGCACCTGTGTAGGTTTCGCTGCTTATACTTAAATCGCCTGTGCCACTCCAGACTAAGATGTCGTCTGTATCAAATTCTGCTTTAACCGCAAAAAAAGGTTCTGCGTTATCTGCCCCAAGCCTAGCTGTAATTGCTGCATCTATGCCTTCTCTGGTTGCCACTAGATAACCTCAATACAAGAAAAGCCCATCGTGTAATTGGAGTTATAGTTGGCTGACCAATCAAAAGCTGGATCAATCATTCTGAACATTCCTTTAGGGCTAGAGAATAAAACATAAGTGGCGTTGGTAGGTGTCGTTCTTAATTTAGGGGTCGTTCTTACTCCAAACTTATGAGGACTTCCTGAAGTATCTGTTGCATCTTCAGTAACCATTAATAATTGAACTGGGTCGGCTGTCGCACTCGTTGCGTTAAGAATAGCCAAATAATCACCTTTCTTTATTGTCCCTGCTGCACCATTTGTAGACCCCACCATATTCAGCCCCTCTGCGCCTTTTACATTGTTTTGAACCTTGCACCCTGCAGTAGAGCTAACATTCGTTAGAGCAGTGTCCACAACCACGACAGTAGCACTCGTAGCGGTAACTATCTTATGTGTTCCGTTATTCTCATCATTTGCCATGCCAGTTACATGAATATAGTCGCCAACTACACATGAACCAAATGTACTAGCTCCTGCGGTAAAGGTATTGCGATTGGTTACAGTTAGAGCAACATTGGTATTGCTGACTCTACTATTAAGTATTAAATGCCCTGTGCTATAGGTTCCAGTATTCGTTAGTGCGTCTGGATCAGCAAACTTGAATGTATTGACTGGTCCTTTACATCTCGCTATAAACGCTTGCCATTCTGCTGCTTGTGACCTTCTCATCAAAGGCAAAGCTACTTCTGCTTCCCAGCCAACATTGTCAAATTCTTGTGTTCTCACCTTTCCTGAAAAGGGAGATGTTGATATTGCTATAGCTCTCCTTAACCTAAAGGTACTTGTTATAAAGTTTGGTGTGTTTGGCATTGTTATAACAGCCATTATCCTACGCTCCCTCTTAATGCTTTACCAAACTGCCCCCCTCTGTTAGCTGCATCAAAGACACTGGCTTTCGTCACCTCTGCTATTTGCGGTAACATCTTGGTTATTTCAGTTCGGACTGTTGGAATAACCCCAGTGGAGAAGTTAAGTGATTGATTTACAACGATATTTTGACCGCCTCCCATTGCGTTTTTAGTGTTCATGTTATTGAGCAGGGTTCCTGAGCTTGAAGGCAAGAATAACTCTGGACCACGCTCACCCACTAATACTGGCTGTCCCCCACTCAACGCTCCACCGCCAGCTCCTTCCTTTCCTGATCCTACTCCCCCTTTCGGCATACTCATTCCAAATGCTCCCAAGATGGCATCCACTATAGGCTGTATTACCATCAGCTCCATAAAGGCAGATATAACCGCTTGGACTATATTTAGTGCAAAGTTTTTAAACGACTCTAGTGCGCTCTCGCCCTTCATTAAAGAATCCACCAAGTCATCTGCAAAGGAACTAGAGAGACTTTCAACCTCACTAGCAATGGTTGCCATTGCTTTACCCATTGGTCCTGAGCTTTCTAAAACCTTTCTCCATAGGGCATTGACTTGTTCAAAACTGTGATTACCGCTTTCTAACGCTTCATTCAATATCTCCTGCGCTATAGCCATTTCTTCAAGTGATAACTTGCCCATTTTTAATCTGGACTGTAAAGCAGCTATGTTCTTCATCTGCTGTTTATATTCTTCGTTTGCTTGTTGAAATGGAGAGACATCATCTTCAACATCTGGATCGCCAGTCAAAAACTTTAGGTCTCTGTCTGCCATTCGGTCTTTTATTTCTTTTATCCAATTATCTAAGCCCTCTGTGCTGAACTGCCAATCAACAGGGTCTAGTTGTTCGCCTCGCAGCATAGCTGGCAATTCGTTATAAAGGTCTATAGCTTTGTTTATAAACTCTGTAAAGTCTGTCATCAGCTCATTAAGTGCGTCTGGAAAACCCTTAGCAAACTCCAAAATACCAAGTAATACAAAGTCAAAAGTCTGTGCCAACCTATTCCAAAGAGATACTGTAATTCTTGCTATTGTATTCAAAGCCTTCAATGCGATTATCAACACGCCAGTTAGCATACTTGCAAGAACCCCCAACACCTCTGCTAGTCCGCCACCGCCTGTTTGCTCTAATGTTATCTCTCTTAAAGCATGAGAAAACTCTATCAAAGCATCTCTCATTCCAGCCTCGCCTATTGCCACAGAGAATAATGAGGCTTGGTCCCCTAAGTTTGATATGGCTCCAGAGAGCGTGTTTAACCTGTCTTCTAACGCAGTAGCAAACTTGAGATGACCCACTTCTGCTACAAACTTCATTACCTCTTTTACATTCTTGCCAATACTTTTTTCTAGTCGGTCAGTCCCAGTACCAAAAGCAATGACCATTTTGTCACCTTGAGTCTTGGCTTCAAAACCCATACGCTGAAGGGTCTCTATACTGGTTGTACCTGCCATGAAGACACCTTTAGCTAGTTCATCTATGGACACATTCTGGGCTGCTGCAACCTTACCCATACCAGCCATTTCATCCTTAGTAGGTTTGATACCTATACGCCTCATCTCCAAAAAGGCTTTTGTTACTTGATCTATTTGGAAGGTGGTGGTTGCGGTGAACTCAGTAATCATCTTCATCGCTGCAGCAGTTTCTTTTGCATCGCCAGTGTTGGCTTGCAAGGTTGCTTCTAAGTCTTCAAACTGTCGTATGGTATTAACTACATTCTGTCCGAGCCTTGCCACTCCCAATGCAACCAAAGCTGCGCCTAGCTTTTTCATAGTACCGCCCAGCCTAGTAGCTGTCTTACCTGTTGTGTCTAGTTTCTTATTAACTTTATCAAGACCCTTCCTAAGCTGTGCGGTCTCAGCTCTGATCTCTATAACTAATTGATCTATAGGTACTGCCATTATTCGTCTGGATGTAGCTCCATTAATTTCTCAAGTTCATTTTTACTCATTGGCTTTTCATTGTTTGATGTGTTGAACTCTCTAAACCCTTCAATAGCAGCATAGACTTCATTGGGCGAAGCGTTCCAAAACTCTGTGGGCTGCATACCGATCATGCCTATACAGATTTCCATATAACGCCTGATGGGGAGGGATTCATCTACTATTCCTCCTCCACTGGCTTTCCCTCAGTTTCTTCTCCTGAATCGCTTAGAGATGCTGCAATTAAGTTCGCAACTACTGTGGTTGCTTCCACAATGCCTACATTGGTGATGATCTTTTTGACATCCTTCTCTGTTATATCATTGCCTCCGCCCCTTAATGCAGGCGTTAAAACGCTGATAATATCAAACATTCTGATGTCAGCCTCAGACATCTTCTGTGCCAACTTTATTATTCCACAGCCTACTTTTTCTTCTATTTGAACAATAGCATCTATGGTTAGTCTAGCCTTGTAAGTCTCAGAGCCTAGTTGAACCTCAACTTGCCCCTTTAATGGATTTGTCATCTGACTTCTCCTTCTTTTTGCTTCCTTTTGGAAGTACGGTTATTAATAATTGTTCTTCCCTATCGTCTAATTCATAAGAAAGAACAGGGGTAGGTACGCCATTTAAGACAATCTTGTCCTCTACCTTCAAAGAAGGAAGCGCTGAAACAACATCTCCTTTTTGAAAACCAGATATAGCCGACTTACCAGTGCCTATTTTTACTTCTTGCCAACTCATATTAGTTGCCTACTAAACTGTTGCAAATGTAATAGCCCCTGCTGATTCAAAACTCATACTGTATGTGACTTCACCGTTGTACTCGCCTGCATATTCAAGGCTCGTAACTTGGAAAGCACCAGTAAATGTTCCGAAATCTGGGACTAAGAATTGGTAGTTGTTCTGGGTATCTGCTAAAGCATTGGTCTTTATAGTTGTTTCTGAAGTCGCATCAGTAAAAACACCGCTTCCTGCTACAGATATTGATTGAACTCCTGCTGCTGCTAAAAGCGTTCTTTTACCTGAACTGTCTTTGTTCGTTACATCAACAGACTCATTGTTTACAGTGAGACTGGTTGATCTAAGACCGCCAATGGTTGTAAAAGTCTCTGGACTTCCACCATTGCCCACTTTCATCAGCATGGATTGACCCTTTTGTGCTGCCATCTTTTTCTCCTAAATTATGAGGAAAGTATTTATTTTCCCTCTGTATTTAATAAAGCTATCTAGCTGCCTAATAAAATAGCACGAAATCGCATAACTCCGTGCCTCGTTATCCCATCTGGGTCACGAACAAGATCGCTAAATTCAAATCTTAAATTGATTAAATTAGCTCCTGTTACACTCAGACTATAATCATGCAATAAATCATGCAATCTGTCCATAATGTTCTTTGTTTCTTTTGCTCCTCTATACTGTGACCACACATGAAATGTGACTGTATTTTCACTTCCTGCTACATCTTTTGTGCTGTAGTCTATTGCTGTGGTTTCTCCTAAAACAACATAAGGGTATCCTGAGCCTTCTGGGGTCTCATCATACACCGATGCCCCATAGGTACTGTTAAGGGTAGAATCGTTGCTTAAACGAGCATACAGAGCTTCCTGTAGGGCAAATTGCTTAATGGTCATCCAGACTTGCCCCCTTTCCTCAACAATCCTGCATCTCTAAACGATCTCATTATGATAGCCCTGTTTTTCTCCAACGATGGGACCATAAAAGGTCTTGGAGCCATATTAACTGTTCCGTATTCCAAATACTTAGAATAATTTGCGCTGGAGGTTACTCTACCTATTTTATTAACAAGGTCCATTTGCTTAGACATATTCATTCTTAATCCCTTTAAATCAGTCGCAGGGTAGTCTCCTGCTGCTGAGGCTTGATGTTTTCCATACCATCTACCCCTTCCTTGCTTGCTAATTCCATTAATGACTGTTGCATGAACCCTGTCTGTCGCAGCAACAAGCAACCGCTTTATTTCATTTTCTGCTGACTTTCCCCTTTTCTTCATTCTTGTTTTTACTTGTGCAGCGTTTGTCGTCACTTTGGCAGTTGTCATTAAGTTCCCCCTCCTTCCTCGCACATCAAAGTCAACCAACGATTTCTCTCGTCTGCGTTAGTAATACTGTGGATGTTAAAGATTCTGGAGCCAAATTTTATTCTGTAGTTTGTACCTATATCAGCTCTATAGCGCATGATTATTCTATGCGTGACCTTTTCTTTTTCTTGTCCGTGTTGGAACTGATACCGACCTTGTTGGGGCTGGATGTCCGCATAGACTTCTTTGAGCGTACCCCATGCCACACTTCTCCCTCCACCTGTATCTGCTGTAGCAGTGGGGCTTTGTAAGGTTACTTTATGGCGCATTCTGCCTAGACTCGTTCCTCTTGGCATTTATAACCCCATAAACTTGCCTGCACCGAAAGCTGCTGCGACTACATATAAACCCCAGATCATCGCTTCCAGTTTAGAAAACCTTGCGTTTCCCTTTTCTAAGCGACCATGAATACTGCTAAGTTCCCTTTCTATGTATTCATAGCGGATAGCGCACTCTTTTTCATGCGCCTCTAGCTTAGAGATTGTTGTCTCATTAGCCATTATCCATAAGCCATTAATGAACTAGACCCAAGACCTGCGTGAACTCTGTAAGGTGCATACATTGTTTTTATCATGGGCGGTACACTCCTCGCTTGTAGATATTCTCCCATGTCCCCTCTGTGTTCATAAAGAAAGGCGATATGCTGCAACACACCCAATCTAATAGGCTCAGGAACGCTGTAAGGCGATGTTGAGCCTGCAACATAAGTTACCTCTATTGCATTGGCTACTCTTAGCGCAGTCGGAAAGCTCTCTCCTGTGCGTAAGACAATCCTCGCAGGAACGCTTGCAGTATCCACATAGTATCTGGAAGCTGCAAATGTCGTTGCTGTATCTTCATCATCGTAGGTTTTGAGACTGGTTACTGAACTTACTGGGGATTTGGGAAGGACTATATAGTCCTTGTGAAAGTTCATATATGGTCCAGTTCTTACCCCTTCCCACAAAGGATCGTCTTTGTCAGAGAAGCTGTCTAAATAAAGCACTAGAGTTTGGCTCATTAAAGCTCTATTCATATACTCCTCTGCATAGCTTCTCGCTGCTTCAACCATCGGCTGTAGATTGCGTTCATCTACGCTGTCCTCTAACCGCAAGTATTCCTTAACCTCTTGTAGCGTTACTGGCTCTTGAGTAGGGGTGACACTTACAGTTAGACCTGCCATTAGCTGTCCTTTTCTGCTTCCTCTGCAATTTCAATGGCTTCTTCCATAGTTACAGAAGTATCTTCGCCATTTTCTTCAGGTGGATTAATGTCCGTTTGCTGAATCACTTGATTATAGAAGTTGGTTAAAACCTCTACTTCAGTGAGCGCACTTTGAAGTTCCGCTTTGCGCTTACTTAAATCAGCTATCTTTTGATAGGCTAATTTGCCTTGATCGCTGAATGTTTGCGCATCTATTTCTTGTACTTCGCCTTCCTCATTAGGGTAGCGGTACATGAATTTAGGTTCTTCGTTTTGGGTTTCTTTAGCGTCTGCCATAAGTTTTCTCCGTTATTAAAATTATTATCATATCAAATTGTTTGCTTGTCTCCAATTACTCTGCGTCTTGTGCTTCTTGATAAGCTGTTTTAACTGAGCTTGTCCATACTGCATTACAGATTGCTTGTACTCTTGCATCTTCACCAGATATATCTGTATCACCCCAAGTATCACCTGTTTTGGTACTTGGCACTAAGATGTGCCTGTGAAAAGTACGAGTTAGCTCTGTACCACCTTCCTTAATTACAGTCGCTGTCCTTACTTGAACGCTTCCATTTTCAAGGGTTTCAATCTTATCTGCTACTGTTGTTTTTGTTATTGCCATTTTATTTTCCTTTATTTCCGTGCCTAGAATCCACTAGACATAATTATTGTTAAGTTGTTTGATAAGTAAAAGATAGTGAAAAGTAACTATTGGCAGGAACAGCCGCACCGTTATATCTCCATATGATTGCGTTAGTTGAATTATCCTCAACCTTTATCAACATTCCTGCCCCTGTTTGTCCAGTTTCTTGACCAAAACCACCGCCAGCCAGACCACTTGCTGTATCAGCAGCAGTAAAAGGTAAAGCGAGAAGGTAGTATGTTGGTACTGTTCCTGATGTTGCGACATAGTTAGATGTAACTGAAACCGTACACATTCTGCCAACTTTTG